GCCCTTCTCACCGACTCAGATTCTGAGTAATAGGAGTAAATTATGGCTACATCAGATCTTATCCAGTACCTTTCCGCTAAGAACGACGCGGCTGCTGCGTCTGACCGTCGCGTCACTGAGACATTCTATGCAGACGGCACTATCGTCATTGGCGATGTTGTTTGCTTTGAGCTTACCGAGACTGGCTCTGACCGCGTTGTTAACGTTGTCAAGGCTGACTCTGGCGCGGCTGCTACCCAGCAGGCTATCGGCGTTTGCATTGCACACGACGGAAGTGGCACAGATGCCGCTGACGGTGACCGTGTAACAGTCGTCGTCAAGGGCTACGCTGAGGGTTGCAACGTTGTTGGAACCACGACTCAGGGTGCTTTGCTTACTTCCAGTGGCACAGCCGGTCAGGCTGGTCTCTACGACGCTGACGCGGTGGACGCGAACTTCCTTCCGTTTGCTCAGGCGCTTGAGGATGACACTGCTAACTTTGCTGACGTTTGGGTCTTCGGACTCTTCAGCTAAATAACCTTTATGCCTCCTGCTCAGTCCTTTAGTGTCTGAGCAGGGGGCATCTTTGCATCGGAGATAATAAATGAATTTGGCTCAACTGCGCGGAAAAATCAAAAACCAACTAGACTATACGCCCGTTCCAAGTGCTCCTTTGAGCCGATACCTAGACTCAGTTATCAATGATGCCTACATGGAAATTTGGATGCGTCGTCCTTACATGTTCAACATTAAGGAAGTTGATCTTCGCATCTTTAAAGATTTCCTAAATAGTGATGTGCTAAATGCCGGTGGAACCATCGGTGAAAACACACTTACCTTTACACACGGGTCTGACGTAGCACAGTTTAACGCTGCGTTTGTTGACCCTTCAACTGACCAAGATGCTACAGCAAAGTTTATTGGTGCCTTTGTTAAAGACAATACAGCCGGTGTCTATTACCGAATTGAAAATGTTCTTAGCAATCTTGTTATCAAGCTTGACCGTCCCTATGAAGGAACAACTGTTGCCAGCACATCCTTCACAATAATTCATCGCTTTGCTTATATGCCCGATGACCTTATTGAAGTAATGGACATAAGCTTTCCAAACTTCCCGATTAATGCTACTTCTCGGGCAGGAAAGATCCACGGTATCCCACGAAGAATTGATGTTGATATTGACCTCAGCCAAGACCTTACAACAAACGGACGACCAAACTTCTATGTGTCCTACTCAAAGGAGTGGGTCGGTGAAATCGAAAACACTCTCTCCCTCTCAGCAGCAGGTGCAGGCTCTCTTCTTCCAGACAACACTTACTACTTTGCTTACACGGTTGTTGCTGCTGATGGAAGCGAGTCAGGCTTCTCAGACATTGCTTCTGTGACCACTTCTTCAAACGACACGATTAGCATTACCTTTGACCAGACTATAGGCAACCCTGACCTTACAGCAAAGTATCGCTACAACGTTTATTGGGCACGCAAGAAGGCAGACGAAAACGAATTCATCTTCTACAAGATTGGAACACTCAACGACTACCTTGACGACACGACCGTTGCATCTGTTACCTTTAACCAAACAATTTTGAACAACGTTAAGCAAGGAGAGTATTCTGAATCTCGTTGGAACGAAAGTGCGGGAATCAAAAAGGTTCGCTTCCATCCTCGTCCTGTTGTTGTCGATAAGAGCTTTACTGTCGGAGGTGAAGACATTCCAACAGAAGTAACCTTCTTCCACCTTCGTTATCTTTGGAAGCCACTAGACCTTTCATCTGATTATGATGTTCCGCATCTTCCTTCAGAGTTTCACCACCTAATCATCGACAAAGCTCTCGTTGACATTTACGCTAAGTATGACAACATTAATGCCAGTCGTGCTGCTGAGAAGCGCTTCAACGACCGTGTGAGGGCTCTTGATGCTCGCTATGCTGGAGATAGGGATATTGTTCTTCAGCGCGCTCAAACTATGTCTTGGGGCTCTGACAAGTGGTCTCGCCTTTACCCTAACAGGACACTCATTTACAGAGGATAATCCATGGCTGATATGAACATCAAATTTCTTGGCGGCATCGACAAGAGACCTTATGCCACGGCTGCCGAGAACATAGAGAACATGCGCTATGACATTGACCGTATGTGTTGGAAGAATGATCGTAGCTTTCGTTCTTGGTACAATCCAGATGTAGATGCTGTGCCGTCAGGTGAGCCAAGCACAAGCAACATCTATTCTATCTATTCATACCAGCGACACAAGTCCTCCACACAATGCATTCTATTTGAAGAGTTAACAACTGGTACCTCTCCTTCACTAACTCTCAAAGTCATTATTGGTCAGAGCGTCTATACCCTAGCAACTGGACGAGCAGTTCCTCGTGGTAATGACCCCGGCACCTCTTATATCAAGATTGGAAAATTTCTTTTCATCATCAACGGTGAAGACCCTCCTCTCATTTACCAAGGAGGCCGCCGCATAAGAACAGCTTTCTTCCACAACACACCAGAAGCTCCTACGCCTGTTGAAGCACCAGCTTCTTTTGATTCTGACCTTGGTTCACAAACAAACGGCGACCTTCAACTAAAACAACGCTTTGGTAAAGCCGGCATTAACTTCTTTGATCCCGGTGGCAACTTGGGTATGGCTCTTTCACCAGAGACAGTCTTTCTTTCAAACAACAACAACGCAAACGAATACCCAATCGAAACACACAACTCCTACCAGTATGCTTATTCTTTCATTTCTGACACTGGTGCAGAGTCTCCTATTTCACCTATTTCCAGCCAAGTTACTTGGAAATATCATGCCACCGGTCAAGTAATCAACTTAAATCGTCACATCTACAAGCACGGTCTTTCTATTGATTACATCCCTCTTGGACCTCCCGGCACAGTTAAGCGCCGTATCTACCGAACCAAAAACCAAAGAAGTGGTGGTGGCAACATTAACATTGGCGGAACGCAGGGAGCACAAACCCTTAATGCTGGTGCAGGCTCGGACCTTTATTTCTGCCAAGATCTAAATGACAACACAAGCACAGTCTTCTTTGACTTCCTACCTGATTCCAGTTTAGGTTCTGTTGCTCCTTCAGTTTCACACTCTGCTCCAATCCCACCCGGCCTTACTTACGGTGCAGCTTTTAAAAACCATCTTATTCTAGCCGGTTCTTCTGAGAACAGCAGCATCCTCTACTTTAGCAAGGGCAACTTCCCAGAGCAGTTCCCAGCATTTAACTTCTTTGATCTTGGTTCAGCCGACGGTGGTGCTATTACAGGACTCTACGCAACTGAAAATGTTTGTTATGTTTTTAGAGAGCGAGCGATTGATGTTCTGGTTCCCACAGACAACCTAGAGCTTCCATTTAAAATTGAGCCTCTCGTGACCGGAGTTGGCTCTCTGAGCCCTCACAGTGTTCAATCCGTGCCGGGCGTTGGCTTAGTCTTTCTAGGACACGACAAGAGGTTCTACGCGCTTCAGGGAGGTTCTGCTTCTTCACGCTACGCAGGACAGGCTGGCCTTGTGCAACTTGGTAACGAGATTGATGAACTTACAGAAAAGATTTCTGCTAACTCCCTTGGCAGAGTTGTTGCAGTTTATTCTGACAGGGACCAAGAATATTGGGCACACTGTCCGGTCAACGGAGGTCGCTTTGCTACGGAAGGCTTTGTTTATCATGTTCCGATCAAAGCTTGGTCTCGACGTGTCAATATTCCTGTTGGATGTTTCACTTACTTACCAGAGCGTTTTGTTGCCTTTGGCTCTAACTCTGGCTTGACCAACCTTCCTGTCATTGATGGTGTTGACGAGTCAAGTCAAAACGGTGGCATTATGGTTTGGTGCGGAACACTTGGCATTGGTTACAAGGAAGGTCTAACACAGAACCGTCTTCGCACAACAGGCTCACCTGAATACCTTTGGGAAACAAACTGGCTAGATTTCCAAAACCAAAACATCATCAAGCGTGTTCTCGACATTACACTCTTTACATACAAGAACGTCTCTGGCGGGGGGAGCATGAGAGTGGGTGTTGATTGGAAGCCACTTGATTACAACACAGACACAGCAGCGCTTGACACAAACTTTATAACTTACAACTCTGAGCAGACAAAGGCTGGTCTTTACAACACGGCACAAACAGATCAAGGCTTTGGAAACAAAGTAACTAACTTTGATGTTAACAGGTATTCAGCAAAAGAAATTATTGGCACTCGGATCTCTAACCCATTTGGTTCTCACCAGATTGTAGGAGGACCGGGTAGAACTTCTAAGGGAGAGTTAGGCTCTGGTGGTGCCCGTTGGTGGAAGCTCCGCTTCTCTGGCTCTGCTCCAATGGCTCTTATTGGATTCCAAATAAACTTTGAAACTCCTGCTGGAATCAAACAACTTAACTTTGCTGCTGGAAACTCAGACACTAACGTAACTGCAATGCAGACAATCTTAGGACTTTCGTAATGAAACTTTATCCAGTAACCAACACGATTGTTAACGGCAACGACATACAGCCTGATCCTCTAAACGACAACACTCAGATTTGTTTTGAGACTGCTAATGGTGCGCTAGACAGACACAACTTTCCTGCTGGCTCAACTACGGTAGGCTTAGAAGCAAAAGACTTCCAAGGTATAACCTTTCATCGTTTTACAAATGGAACTGGAGGAGGCTTCAATACTCTCAACGGAGGCTGGGCTCCTTACAAGTTTGGTACACACAACCACGCTAACGAACAAGCAGGAATGGCTTCTGGTCTTTTGCAAGTTCAGTTTCAGGTTGGCTCTATTGGGTTTGATAATGAGAACGCTTACATTGGC